TATAACAAATCAAGTTCTAAAACAGCTAAAGAAAATTATTTAGATAAAAGACCTTTACTAGGCGCACCTGCTTGGTTTAAAGGCGTTAAGTTGACAGAACCAAAAAAATAGTCTATACACTAGGCTTGCAGGGGGATTATCCACCACACAGTCCCTCTGCTTAAAATCTATTGAAATCACTTACAATCTGATATAACACCTAATAAACAGGTTTTTATATGTTACAAAAATTAGGGTTTTTACCAGGATTCAACAAACAAGTCACAGAAACCGGGGCCGAGGGTCAGTGGTTTGATGGTGACAATGTTAGATTTAGATATGGCTCACCAGAAAAAATAGGTGGATGGCAACAGTTGGGAGAGAACAAATTAACTGGTGCAGGTAGAGCAATTCATCACTTTGACGATAACGCAGGTATTAAATACGCTGCAATAGGTACAAATAGAATTTTATATGCTTATTCTGGAGGAATATTTTATGATATTCATCCTATTAGAGCAACAATTACAGGAGCTAATTTTACCAGCACCTCATCATCAACAACTGTCACCGTTACTTTAGGATCGCCACATGCATTAAATGATAATGATATTGTTTTATTTGATAGTGTAACAGGATTAACTGGTTCAACATTTACCAACGCTACTTTTGAAGATAATAAGTTTATGGTAACATCAGTGCCATCTACCACAACATTTACTATAACTATGGATACAGCGGAGTCTGGCACACCGTTGAGTTCTGCTGGGTCAGCATCTGTTTTATTATATTATACAGTAGGGCCATCACAACAATTAGGTGGTTTTGGTTGGGGCACAGGTTTATGGTCTGGTACATCTCCAGGTGCTGCCACTACAACTCTAGCTTCTACAATTAATGATACGGTAACAGATATACCTTTAACTAACACTGCAGCATTTCCATCTGCAGGAGAAATTAGAATAGGATCTGAGGATATAAGTTTTACGGCTAATAATACTACAACAAATATTTTAAGTGGTGGTGCTAGGGAAGTTAACGGTACTACAAAATCAGGACATAGTGCAGGAGCAACAGTTACAGATATTTCTAAGTTTGTTGCTTGGGGTGACCCATCATCTTCTGACTTTACGATTGATCCAGGTTTATGGATATTAGATAACTTTGGAACAAAATTAATAGCTTTGATATATAATGGTCAATGTTTTGAATGGGACGCTGCAGCACCTAACGCTACAGGAGTCAGAGCAACAATTATTGCAAATGCACCAACTAAATCTAGACATGTATTGGTATCTACTCCGGATAGACACTTAGTGTTTTTTGGAACTGAAACCACAGTTGGAGATCCATTAACACAAGACGATATGTTTATAAGGTTCTCTGACCAAGAAAATATTTCTGGAAGCAATGCGTACACAGTTACCGCGACTAATACGGCTGGTACACAAAGACTTGCAGATGGTTCTGAAATTATGGGAGCCATTAGAGGTAGGGATGCTATTTACGTTTGGACCGATACAGCATTGTTTCTTATGAAATTTGTGGGTCAACCATTTACTTTCTCATTTGAACAAGTGGGTACAAACTGTGGATTGTTTGGAAAGAATGCTTGTATAGAGGTTGATGGCACGGCTTATTGGATGTCTGAAAATGGATTCTTTCAATATGATGGTCAATTGAGATCTATGCCATGTTTAGTAGAGGACCATGTATATGATGATATAAATGCTACATCTAGAGATCTTATTAATGCAGGTTTAAACAATCTATTTGGCGAAGTAAGTTGGTTTTACTGCACGGAATCATCTGATCAAATTGACAGGGTGGTTACATATAATTATTTAGATTCAACACCAAAGCGTCCTATATGGACTACTGGCACACTTCCAAGAGCAGCGTGGCAAGATTCCGCTGTTTTTGATAGACCTCATGCAACTTTTTACGATCCTACTAGTAATACCTCGTACGATGTTACTGGTAATACTGACGGTTGTACTATATACTATCAACAGGAAACAGGGACTGATCAAATTAATGCTGGAGGAGTAACTACAGCAATTTTGGCAAATATTGTTTCTGGAGATTTTGATATTACGCAAAGAACTGCTAGGGGACAAACAGTTGGAACACCTGATCTTAGAGGTGATGGAGAGTTTATAATGAGAATAAGTAGATTTATACCAGATTTTATATCACAAACAGGGGATACTCAAGTTAGTTTTCAAACTAGAGATTTTCCAAATAGTTCACCAACCACTACAAATTTTACATCTACTCCGTCCACAACAAAAGTTGACACAAGATTGAGAGCTAGATCTATAGCTTTAAAAGTTGCAAATACCTCTACAAGTCAAGATTGGAAATTAGGTACTTTTAGATTAGACATACATCCAGGAGGTAGAAGATAATGGCTACAGATCAAGAAATAAGAGATGCTGGTATATTATATTTACCACTACAAAAATATTTAGCAAATCCTTTTCAATTACCTCAAAACGAAGAGGGGGATGAAGATACTGGTGGTGGCGGTGGTGGTATACCGTTTACTAATGTTGGATTAACAGGTGGCGGAAGTGGTGGCGGAGGTGGTGCCTTTGGTAATCTTAACCCTACATTTTCATCACTGCCTGGTGACCCAAGTAATTTTAGACTGTCGCAATTAGAGGGAGAAGCAGATTATTTTCCTCCTACTACAGCTTTAGGTAAAACTAAAAATTTTTTTATGGAAAAATTTTTCCAACCAAAAGTACGAGGAACACTAGGAGATAGGTTATTAGCACAGTCACAAGGTATGACTATTCCTTCATTATCAGGTGCGTTTGCTAAACTACGAAGTCCATTTAATCCTGATTCTCCAACCTATAATGCAGCGTTTCCTTCACAACTAAATTTTTTAGAAGCAGGCACAGGGACTAGAGTAACAGGGACATCAGATAATTTAAAATTTACTGATGGTTTAAATTTGATAGGGAGAGATCCAAATACAGGTGGTTTAAAATATGGACCAGGTTCTGTATTAGCTGGTAAAAATGTAATATCAGGTTTTGGGACTAATGACTATGAAACAGCATTGAATGATTATATTTCAAAAATGATAAGCCGAGGAGTTTTATCAAAATTTCAACAAGCTAAATTAGATCAAGCTAGAAAAGAATTAGCGGACTTACAAGCAGATCAAGAGAAAAAATACAGAACAAGTGGAACTAGGGATGAAGTTATAAATCTTCAAAGAAGAATAGATAGAGGAGAAACTGATATTAATAGAGAAGCCGCTAACAATGAGTCTCCAACTGGAGCATCTCTGGTTAACCCTAATTCTGCTTTTGGAAAATCTCAAGGCTATACTGGAGGAAACCCTAACCCACATACACCTACAGGCTGGAGTGGTTCAACTAAAGGTGGTAATGGTGGAAATGGTGGAAATGGGGGAGGAGGTGGTAACCCTACAGGAAGTCCAGGGTCTGAAGGACCAGGTGGATCAGATGAAATGGGTTCTTTTAGAAGAGGAGGATTAGCAGGAATATTAGGATTTTAATTATGGCAAAAATTGTACAATCATTAACAAGAGCAGAAGATGAATATCGTAGAGAAAATCTACAATCACTAATCAGGGATTTAGACGGTGTAATAACAAAACTTAATTCTTCTTTTCAAGATGAAGTAAAACAAGAGATAGAAGCTAAAAGCTTTTTCTTAGATGCATAATGGCAATAGTAAACCAATATAAATTTTATGGTAAAACTACTACAGCTGCAGAATCTGTAGATATGTTAGAACCAACTGTTAATGAAACTATAATAGTAAGATCATTAAGAGTTACTAATAAATCAGGATCTAATACACCAACAGTTACAATTAAAAATAACAACTTTGAGATTGTTAATACTCAGCAACTTGCAACATCTACCAGTGTGGAAATATTAACGCTTCCTTTAATAGTAGAGGGTGGCACTAA